AAATATGCCTGGAATGGCATGGTAGCAAAGGCAAGGGAAATGGATCGTAAGATGACAGAAATAGATGAGTGGATCCATGAATAAATCTGAATTTGCAAGTATTATGTCGTATTTGTATACAGCATATGGAAGAGAAACCAATAAGATGGAAATGAGGGTGTACTACGACATCCTGGGGATCTATTCAGCCGACCAGGTGATGAATGCTGTTCGCAACTGGGTAAGTAGTTCATCGTTCTTTCCAAAGGTGCATGACATCAAGAAGAAGATCCAGAATCAGAACATATCCTACGAAGGTGTTATGCAGGAACTTCATGGAATTATTGCTTTGTCTCCAGGGCAATCTTTTAATAAGAAAGATTTACATTCTGTCAGCTATCAGTTGCTGAAGGAATTGGGTGGCAAGGTTCATATCAGCCAGATGAATACCAAAGAGTTGGAGAAGCAAGTCAGGATGAAATACAATTATGTTGTGGATGCTGACATTAGACAGCTACAGCATGACAAGAAACCAGAGATAGAAAACAGGGATAGCAGTACAACAGCTTTTGGTAATGTGGTCCACCAGTTGAAACAACAGGCAAAGGCATGATCGATCATATTATCAACATGACCAGAGCCCAGCACCAAAACAATCGGCAACGGGTAAAGAAGTATTACTATCAAAAGAAATCAGAATCTGTAGACAGTAAGTTATCTTTTTGTACAGAATGCAATCAGGTTTGGGAATATGAATACTTTAAACCAAAAGATGCATCCAGGAGAAAGGTATTGCACTACAAAGATTTTCCAAAGATTGGAAAAGAAAGAAAGATTTGTCCAAGATGTAAAAAAAGAAATGGGACAGGCTAAACACAATGTATTTGGAAACTTTATTCAAACTAATTAAACAAACACATAATCCGTTTAGTCTGTTGCCAGGAACATAGGAGAAACCAATGAAAAAACCACATTCAAAAGAAAGAAAGAAATTTCAAAAAAAATATATAGATATGTTAATACATAGTATGCCATTGCATAAACTGGTTAGTGAATATAAAATACTTACTCGACAGAATTTATATCGTCTTACTGATAGGGAATTTATAGAAATGGTAGGGGACATGGAGACCATAGATGGATTTCACAGTGTTCATCAATGGCAGGATTTTATTGAATTTTATTATTATGTAGAGGGCAAAAAATGAGATACTATTGGGAAGCATTGTTCAGCGTAGAGTATTTCCCGTATTGGGAGTTCACCATGCTGATGATATTATTACTGAATTTAAGTGCATTGTATAGACTGCATAGGATTGAAAGTAAATTGGATGAAAATAAATAATTTTGACGTGGATTTCACCTAATGTTCATATGGAGATTACGCCCACAAATGGGTGACATTACATTCTATATTGTTCAGGGTATCATTACCTTATCTGCATTTTACCTGGGGGCTTGGGTGTACCATCGTGGTCAAACCAGTAAGCCATTGTCACCATCTTTAAATCTAAATCAAACCGAAACAGAGGAGCTACCGAATTGGGACCAGGTATGACCATTGATGTAGAATTTTCCTTTGATGACTTTGATGACATCCAAGAGTTGTGGGCATACTTGGCTGTCAGTTCTTTGAGGTTTGGTGAAGCTCCTTCCGAGGTAATCATTGCCTACGCCTGACTTGACTGCGAAACAAAAAATGTTCTGTAAAGAGTACCTGGTTGATTTGAATGCGACACAAGCTTGTATTCGAGCAGGATACTCCAAAAAGACTGCAAGGTCATTGGGATGTGAGAACCTTACAAAACCTTACATACAGCAGGAAATACAGCGTTTAAAAGCTATACGGGAAAAGAAAGTTGGATTAACAGCAGAGAAAGTATTAAAAGATATTGAAAGAGTCAGAGAAAAGGCAGAAGGAAGCGAACAGTATACAGTCAGTTTGAAAGCAAGTGAACTCCAGGGGAAACACCTGGCGATGTTTACAGAAAAGCACCAGGTGGATGGTGAAGTAAAGATGCCAGTAGTACAGATCGAGTTAGCTGATGTCTAAAATCAAATTAAATTTAAATCAAGCCAGGTTTATGAACTGCGATGAACAGGTAATAGCCTTTTTTGGTGGTATTGGTAATGGGAAAACCTTTGCAGGAATATTAAAGGGAATTACCAGAGTCCTGGATCCCAAGCAAAAGCCACAATTAGGGATGATAGCCAGGCAGACCTACCCAGAATTAAGAGACAGTACACAACGAACCTTTTTTGAACTATTACACTTATGTGGATTCCTTCCAGGTGTGCATTATGAATACAAAAAGCAGGAAAATAGGTGCATCTTCGCCAATGGACATGAGATAATCTTCAGGTCATTGGATGATCCTGCGAAACTCTTATCGATTAACCTGGGATGGTTCTATATAGACCAGGCTGAAGAGGTATCCGAAGAGGTATTTCTTACGCTACTTGGTCGTTTAAGGGCGGTATCCACTCCGCAATGCTGGATCACAGGAAACCCATTAGGGCATAACTGGGTTTGGCATCGATTTATCCATGATCCCGTACCAGGAAATATCATGTTTAATGCCAAGACAGAAGAGAACATAAAGAACCTTCCTGAAGGCTATGTAGACAGTTTAAAAAAGAATTATAATGACATTTGGGTAAACAGGTATCTGTATGGATCCTGGGATGCCTTTGAAGGACAGATCTATCCAGACTTTGAACCGAGTATTCATGTAGTAGCTGACTTTAATCCTGATCCATCCTGGAGAAGATTTATAGCTATTGATCATGGTAGGACCAATCCAACTGCTGTGCTTTGGGGTGCAGTAGATAATGATGATAAAATCTGGATCTATAGAGAGCATTACGAAGCTGGTCAAGATGCAGAGTACCATTGTAGAGCGATACAGGCTTATCAGAATGAAGGCAGATATGAAACCTATGTGATTGATCCATCTACAGGACCAGGGAAGAAGGATGATCCAGAGACTATAGGCAATAGATACAGACAGATGGAGATCCCTGTAATTGGTGCAAATAACGATGTCCAGGGTGGTATTGACAAGGTAACTGAATACATTAAGACCAATAGGCTATTTGTTACTAAGTCTTGCGAGAACTTGAGAAGGGAAATGGTCAATTATCAATGGGAACAGCCCAGTGCATCCAGGATAGATCTAAACCAACCTGAAAAGCCACTGAAAAAAGATGACCATGCAGTGGATAGTTTACGATATATGGTTGGAGAGGTGGTACGAAGTGCCAAGAAACCAGATACCAAGTCAGATACAGAAAAATTTATCGATTCCATCGTTGTTGATGTGGATCATTCACAACCACAATGGGATAACGTATAATGGCAGGAATGGATTATTATCCAGCAATGGACCAGGAGTCAGCATTGGATCAGATTGCTGATGCATCCGAAAGAATACCACAGGTAAGAGACTGGTTAGATAAGAGTAAGAAAGCCAGAGAGAACCAGGCAGATAGATGGCGTAAGAACGAAAGACTCTATTATGGTAGACACTGGGCAAACCCAAGTAAGGGAACCGAGAGTCAGTCCAGGATGATCTTTAACTTCCCGTTAGCTGTAGTAGAGACCATCCTACCAATTATCAATGACTTTCAGCCTACTGTGGATGTAATGCCACAAGAAAAGAACGATGTATTCTTTGCAGACATGATGCAGAAGAGATTTCAGCAGATTGTAGACGAAACAGATTTATATGGTAAAATTATTCAGGCTGTAAAAGACAGTTTGATTTATTCCAATGGTTTTTTGCAAATCCTTCCTGTGGTTACGGAAGATGGTGTGTTTAAAAGCTTTGACATCCAGGTTATCGATCCCTTTACAGTTGTACCCCATCCATATGCTACCGACCTGGATCTCAAGGCTGGTGAATACTTTATGTTTGCTGTTCCAATGGAAACATCCAGGATCTTCAGAGAGTTTGGTGTAAAGGCTCCAGCAGATGGCAAATTAGATGATTATAAAGCCTATCAGAAGGTCAATGATAATGGTGGCATTGAATCTGCAAATGTGGAATCGGAATACGATATGGCACTTGTCATTGAATGCTACAGCAATGAAGCAGATAAAGAGAAATATCCATATGGAAGGCATACTGTTGTTGTTGGGGATAAGCTGGTAGTAGATGAACCCTTAGAACTTTACAGGATGCCAGTATTTATGGTATCCAATTATAAGAGTCCTCACAACTTCTGGGGTATTGGGGAAACAGACCTGGTGCGAACCCAAACCAAAGCAATCAACGAAACTTTTTCTTCTATTAATGAGAACATCAGGAAGATGGGCTATCCAATACGAAAGGTAACTCAACGAGCCAAAGGACAGATGACCAGACCAATTACTGGGGCTCCTGGGGAAGAGATTACTGTTGTAGATCCCAGTGATGTAACCTTTGAGATGCCACCTCCAATTCCTGGGTATATCCAGAACTATATTGGACAGGTATCCCAGTTTATGGAAGCAATTACTGGTGTGAATGATGTAACTCAAGGGCGTAAGCCAGGAGGAGTCACATCAGGTAGGGCGATTGTGGCATTGCAGGAAGCAAGTCAGACCAGGCAAAGATTTAAAATCAATAAGGAAGTAGCAAGGCTTACCAAAGAGATTGGTGAGTTTATGGTCCAGATGATATTGACCTTTGATGAAGAGATACGA